CGCCAACACCGTACTAGCATGCTAGCACGGCGTTGTGTGTACGAACGAACTGAGAACGATGGCGCCTCTCTAGGCAAACCATCGCCGACACAAGACGGGGTCGATTGAGGTAGAGAAGGACTATTAACGAAATATCGTAATAGCATTTCCCAACCATCAAGTTCGACCTGAAGCGTCTTGGCCTTAACGTCCCTAACAAACCACTGTCTCTTTTGGAGATGTTTGTTTGTTCGGCAACGAGAAGGACGCATGAACTCAGGTACTTCAATAAGAGATGGGCAGGATAAACCCTGACTCATCTCTGGAACTTCACCGTAACAACGATGAAGCATACCTACGATTAAATCGTAGCATCGATAGTACTTGCCCTCATAGAAGGAATTAGCATAGCTAATCCAACTAGTGTAGGTATCCGCGCGTCGGTGTGATGACCAAACCGTACGTATTCGTAACGGTGTAACAGGGACGCCCTTAAAGGCGTCCATGCCACAGGATTCTCTGAAGGATCCTTTAGTGCAACTCTTATCGCGGTTTACTTTTAAACCAAACGATTCGAGCTGTTCGATCGCGTTCACGGTATATTCCGTCGGAACGATCACATCATCACCATACACGAGCAAGTCTTTACAGACTTGCCTGTCTGGAGCTGCAGCAGCAAGAATAGACCACACGGTTAACGCTAAGACGGGGAAGCATAATGCTGACCCCATCGGCGCAAACTTGTGTAGTCGAATAACTTGTCCGTCTGGCAGCTCCGTAGCAGTAGTTCTACACGCATCCAGATACTCACATACGTGAGCTGGAAACAGTAGATGAACCAAGCCAACGCTAACTCTATCACTCGCCTCATTGAGGTCAAGTGTTGAGTACCTTCCCGTAAGGGAGCCTTGTAAGGCTCGAGTACGGTTCGGTAGTTGGTCTGTAAAGAGAACTGACCCCTTTGTAAGGGGGTGGTTCTCAATGTGGCTGACTAACCTACGCATGATACCTTGTTGGATCCATTGAAAATCAACGGGTTCACAAGATATCAAACGAGGTCCGCGTGAATCTTTCGGCACGAGAATAACTCGTGCGGGAAGATCGTGTTCAGTGAGACATTGAACCTCACTTAACCTATCGACTAAGTGTCCTCCTCCAGCATAGAAGTATGCATCGAGAGGGTACTTAGCTGTTAGACGACTACTGATATTAGTCCAATGATACTTCTCCCAGGGCTTTTGCTTTGTAGCAACAGTCCCAGGACCGTGTCTTGGACAGATGTCAGTGAAGTCGAAGTTCTGAAATACTCGTGAGAGTAGTTTTCGAGCTTCGCGGACGACATCGAGCTGACTCTTCGCTTTATAGCGACGAGTAAGATCGTGTCGATGTTCAACAATCTGGGCTTCGAGAGAAGCCCAGCGTGTCAAGAGGTCACCAAGGTCATTCTCAGTTTTTACAAACTTAGAAATGACCCCTTGTTCCTGATCTGCCGAATAAGGCAACTCGTACTTGTAAAACAAGTACAAAACTTGCCTTATAACTTTGACATGTTCTGCGTTCGCATCCTTTAGGAGTGAACCGGAGCTATCGAGTACTAGACTAAAGAACTCACCGAGAAACCTCGGAAGTTCAGTTCCAGGAAGGGTTGAAAAGCCCAACTTAGAACCAGATAGGTTAGTATCTCCGGCAATAGCCTTGTCAAAGGCTTTGCCAAGTTTCGGTAAGGTTTTCGTAAGAAAACCAATTCCTTCAGCGTTGTACCTGCTAACTAACTTTTGGCAAGTTAGACGGCACGAACGTGTGTTAAACACAGATCCAAAACGACTTTGAACGTCGTTAAGGAGTGCTACGATGAGATTAATCTCACAATCTTGTCTCTTAACTGGTACCATAAGGTAACCATACAAGAGGCAGGTTAGCAAACCTCAACGATTCCTTCAGTGTCAAGCAACTATGATAATGAATAAACATCCACTACCACAGTCTCCCGAGTATAACCAGCGAGCTGCAGCAATAAGGCAGATACGGGGCCGCAAGGCCCTAATACCTGTTGTTTGCTACAGCCCGACTGGGTTGCTCGAGATCCCAGCATCTGCGAGGGACGTAGGAACCATGGCAGGAACAAATGGCGTACTTTATATCCGCTATGCGGAGGTAAAAGTATTAGCTTTTCGCCCTGACTTGGATGACTACAACCTCGTTGTTAATGTCGATCAAGTGGGTTGGTACCCAAGACCCGGAATTCTTAAGAAATCCGTGGTCGACTTGAGGGACAATCCGATCACAGGTAATTCTGACCTGGCCGGACTGATACGTTACGGTGCGGTCGACAATGGATTGATAGAGTGGCCATAAGCCCTCTAACCATCTATCGAGACACGCCATTGGTATCAGAGACAGAATTCCCCCAATTACCAAACGCTTTTAAACGTATGGTAAGACTGGAAGGAGTAATGTCAGATGCTAAGTGCGAGCTGTAGTTCCCAAACTGGGAACTACAGCCTTGAATGAAGAAACTGGCAGCCAGAATAACTGCCAGTCCTAAGAACACTGTTGATTTCTTTCTCATAAGAGAAGGAATGTGTGACGTGTAAATTACACGCCCCCAGTCAACAGAGCTGCAGCACCGTTACCAGTGCCATCGTAGAGGATGGTCGTAGAGGCGCCTAAAGAGGCGCAAAACGACATAACTTCAGCGAGGGCATTGGCCATTTCCGTATTGGCAGTCAGCGCACCGATAGGTGCGTCGAGTACCATATAAGCGGAAACGGTAACTTGCTTCGTGGCATCAACCGTAGACGCGATCGTTTTATCGACGCGAACAACGGAACGACGCCGCAAGGCAAGTCCCTTACCGGACTCTTGGTGCGAAACCTTGAGACGGTGAGGGAACGCAGGAGACTCAGTAATCTGAGCATACTCATGCGTGCGGTCCTGGAGGCGGATGGATTGGAATTCAACTTCCGTTCCAGCCGCGTTCTTCACTTCATTGGTGTTGAGTGTAGTAGCTAACATACCGGTTTGTTTTGTTATACTAACGTTTAGAACGTTTCCTTCTTGATAACAAGAGGGCCGTTCCTAGGCTAATCTCAGTTGGAGATAGCCCGCTCAGTTGAACTGAGTGACCAGATATCGTGAAGGGGGTGCGGCGATAAGCCGTTTCCTCCACCAACGATATCGGTGCTCCTATGACTCCAGTTTGGATAGGTTCCCCAGAACTACCGGGGTAATATCCAACGTTCGCGACGCAATAAGTACGACGCGTCCGTTTCACGGACCATAGGGCATCATGTATGACTATCACTGGTTGCATGTTGTTCACTCGAAACTTGCTCAGCCAGGGGCCTATGCCCACAAGCCAATCAACTACGAATGACCAAGGTATCGCGTTCCAAATGATTGCTGGGTTAAAGTTTACACCCAGGTCATCGAGTAGCGATAATAAGACGGCATGCCGTCTTTGGAAGTCCGTCCAGTAATAACTGTAACGAACTTCTACATGAAACTTCACAGGCTGTGAAGTGTCGAACCGCCGAACAGAAACGGCACCAACTGACTGTTGAGAAGTCCCATTCGGATCGAATGAGTCTTCAATAGTCAAGCCGGGACTGTATTGTTCGTCAATAGGATACTCTGACGGTATGTCGATAACGACATGTGACGTCAAAGCCCGTTCAGAACGTGATACCAGGTTTTGAGCCTGGCGCTTGTAAGCGTGAAAGGAATCACAGATTCCTTTTATATCACTATAGAGGGGAGCAATGTTGAATTTGTATTGCAAATACAAATCACTCCCTTTTCGTGCCAACTCACGTAACGTATGATTCTTAGCATATTTGAAGAAGGGCTCACCGGTAAGGTGAGAAACCCTTTTTCCAAATGATTGCATAAGATCAAGTAAGTTTCGTGAGGAGTGACCAATACTCTTAAAGTCCTTAAGTTCAATTAAAGAATTGATTAAGGAGAGTTTTGGTTTGAGTCCCGGAAGAATGCGAATCATCGCATTATCAAGGAGCTCATCCAGACCATTAGGTGGTGGAACTAATAATGTTCCATCGTCCTGAATGCTGTACATAGGGGGGGCGCCCACGAAGGGTGCCTCCGCCGGCCCGAAGAACGAAGAGTTCCATACTGCCGTCGTGACAGGGTAATCACCCTGCAAACGATACGAACCCGAATAATAAGGCGGATACCCGTGATCGGATACAAACCAATTAGTTGAGTTGCGTCTGATCTGAAACCCGTAATTGAACAGTTTAGAGGCACGTTTATAGTGCGTAAACGGTTTAACAACGCGTTTCGAACCATCGACAGACCGAGAGCGAATACTATACTTGGATGTATATCCAGGCACGGCAATCGTCATCGGAATAGGTGTGACTGGCTGAGGATGAGTGCCATCAGGCAGAGGATCAGGAGGGAAGTCCCCAACGGGGATCAGCTCCCATGATCTAATGCTTGTAGGCGTAAAGCCCTCAATCAGTTCTTCGTAGTTATTCATACATGTTAGCAATAATTAGTTGCCAAAGACAGTCGTAGGACTGCGTTTTCACGAGGCTAGGACCAACAGGG